GGTTTTGCAAGCATAACCACCGCGTTTTTCATGATCGCAAAATTTCGATGGGCGGCCATAGATAGGAAGGAATCGAGAAAATATGATAGCGAGTACGATATCTGAGATCCTGGGCCGCGTCGTCGGAGCCGTCGAAGCGTATTTCGACCACAAAGCTAAAAAACTGGATTATGACGCGATCCACACAACTCTCAAACAGGAACGTGAACTACAAGGAATCATCATCAAACACAGTGAGGCTGACTCTCATTATCTTAATATTCTGCTTGGCCAGCTTGCAGTCTTGCGCGAGGTACGGGAAGCCGCACTTGCCCGGTATACACGAAATTCCAAGTGAGAATCAAAAGATTGCTCTTGACTTATTGTACAAGGTAAGCTACGGTGGTGGAAAATATGACCACACTCAACCGAAAGAAAGCAATCCCTCTGCCGCCACTGGCGAGGCTGAATGAATTGTTCACACTCGATCACGAGACCGATTCTCTGTAATGCCACGGAAACCTCTCACGAAAGAACAGTTTATTGAACGGGCGTACCTCGCTCACGGTGATCTGTATTCGTACGAGGCAACAAATTACCACCGGACGAATCAGAAAGTTTCGGTCATCTGCCGGAAAGAATTTCATGGCGAGTTCTTTATGACGCCTAACGACCATCTGAAAGGCAAGGGTTGCCCACGGTGCCGGGGTTCTCGTGGAGAGCATGCGTTGCAGCGATTTATCATAGAATCCGGCGTCGAGTTTATCCGTGAGTACTACCTTGAAACAGGAGCGACAAGCCAGCGCCTAGATTTTTTCCTACCAAGTCGCGACATAGGGATTGAGATTCAGGGCGATCACCATTATTTTTCTGATAACCCGTGGGGGACCGAGTTTTCAGACATCGTCGCCCGCGATCAGAGAAAGCGCGAACTCTGCAAAAGCTTAGGGATTAAGCTAATCTCGATACCGTATCTGAAAAGTAATACGAAAAAAATGCTAAACGCCGCCGAGAGAAGGCTCGGCGATTATCTCGGTTGACATCAGTATAGATAATATGGCTCCTGAAACTGACGGAAATAAGACATCAGAATATAAGGTCACGTGGCTCGCCATGCTAATAGCGTCGGTCACGATCATCGCACAACTAGCCAGTGAGATCTGGCTAGGCATAGACCTAGATGTGGACGTAAACCTAGCCCTAGGCATACTCGGAATCTCGGGTGGATCTTACGCGGCAGTGCGTAAGGTGCTGAAAATTTTCGTTGCTAAAGAGCAGACGAAACGCGCGGCAGCGACACAGCCACAGCCACAGTCCCAGCCCGCGCCTACGCCCTACGGACAATCCCACCCACAGCTAACGCACCCAAACCTCGAAGACATCGGAAAATGGTAAGCAACCTAAAGATTATGGTGGACGCGGGACACGGCGGAGAAGATCCCGGCGCAATCGGAAACGGAATGCGTGAGAAAGATTTTGTCCTAAAGGTCGCCCGGCAGCTACAAGCATTAGCGCCTGACAACATCAGACTCACTCGTGATGATGACACGTTTCTTGGTCTGCGCCAACGTGCAGACATCGCCAACCGTGCCGATGCGGATCTTTTCGTCTCGATACATGCAAACAGCGCCGACAGCAACGCTCGTGGGTTTGAGGTATTTCACAACCCCGGAAGCCGTGCAGGCGCGAAGCTCGCTGAGTCTGTGTATTCGTCATGCCTGCCGATCCTACAGCCTGAGTCCAATCATCGGGGCGTCAAAGAGCGGGGATTTGCCGTGCTTCGGTACACGGCTATGCCTGCGATCTTAGTGGAGTGCGAATTTATCTCAAACCCAGAAGCCGCGCGCTGGCTTCAGTGGCCGGGGACTCCTGCGCTGTTTGCTAAAGCGATCGCAGCCGGTCTCGGATTACAGCGCCAGGAGCCTGATGGGCCGATGGCCGCGAGTAACCGCGAAATTTCCGATGAGTTGACTCTCATCAGTAAGCAGTTGCAAGCGATTGCAAAGAAGCTCGAAAAATAACCAAAACCAAAACCAACCAACCAACCAACCAACCAACCAACCGCCATGCCATTCATCGAAGTAAACACGAACACCGGAAAAGAGCTACTCAATACCGATCACATCAGCCGCATCACTCCGACCGAGTATGGTGCAGCCGTCTTCATTGGTCCGATCGTCCTGCAGGTCGTAGACGACGCCAACGATCTGAAAGATCTCGTTGGGCTGAAAGCCGAAAAGCCAGCACCAGCACCAGCACCTAAAAAGAAAGCAGCCCCTAAGAAGAAAGCAGCGCAGTCAATCGGTTGATTGACAGGGGGCGTGATATATGTCCGCGACTAAGTATACCGCATTCTTTCAGCACCTCACCGCAACCGAACTCGCCGAAGAGCGCGCGCGGATCATCGAACAGCTAAAATCGTTCTTCGATTCGCAGGGTGTAGGCTCTAAGACATATACCCGCTCTGCTAAAATGCTCGAAGACCGCCTGCAAGCTGTGGGGATTGAGCTTTCACGCCGTTCCGCGTCCAACAACATGGGCGGCGGCGTGACTGGCCAAATCGACTGGAATTGCTAACCGTTAAGAACCGACCTGATGGAACCAATTAAACAAACATTTGTAGATAAAGTTGTCTCGTTTGCCAGCCCACAAGCTGGACTGCGCAGACTCGCCAGCAAGCAGCGCTTAACCGAGTTCCATTACACCGCAGCGCAGCCCAGCCCCCACCGGAAGCTTGCGACTGCCGCGCAGCACCAGAACCCATCGAGCTACGCAAACGACCGGGATCGACAGAACCTGATGTATCAGGCGCGTGATGCGGCAGAGAATAGCCCTATCGTTTCAGGAATACTCGATAAACTCGCCCTCTACACTACTCAGCGCTTGGCGTTCCAGTCACGGACCGGGAACCCAAAGATTGATCAGAAATACGAAGATTATTTCCATGGCTGGGCGCACCAGTCCGCCGATGCGACTGGTCGGTTTACGTTTCGAAAGTTAGTGGAACTAGCTTTTGTCGCGATGCTGCGCGATGGTGATTGCGGCCTTGTCTTATCCAGCGATGACGAAAATACTCCTCAGTTGAGCATAATCGAAGCGGATCGGATCGGTGACGCAAACAAAGGTGGCTCAATGCCGCGAACCGACTCGATTTCCGGCGTTAAACTTGACGAGAATGGCCGACCAGTGTCGTATGAGGTTTGGAAGCGCTCACTAACAAACCAATACCAGAAAGATCGGGATTTCAGCGCTGACCAATTCATCATGCTGATGCAGTCAGACCGTGCAGACTCCTACCGTGGGATCTCGTACTTCCACTCGGTTCTGTCCCATGTTAAAGATCTCCAAGATCTCCTAGCGTTCGAAAAGTCCGCTTCTAAGTACGCATCTAGCTACGCTGGGTTTGTCCGTTCGTCCAACCCCTATTCGAACACTGGCGCAGGCGCGTTCGCGACGAAACCAACTGCCACCACACCAGGAACGATGGAAGCCGTTGCCGGTAAAGTCGTTCGGTTGGGTGAGAGTGAAGATATCACGTTCGCACCGGGGACCAACCGACCTAGTGGCGGATTTATGAACCTCGTTTCCGTCATACAAGCTGAGATCGCGTCCGGTCTAGGTCTGCCGATCGGGTTTGTCACTGATTTCTCGAAATTTGGTGGTGTATCCGCTCGAATCGAGAGCCAGCAGGTTATGCGATCCATCCACAGATGGCAAGCGATGCTTGAAGATACCGTCTTGAACCGCGTCAAGAATCTCGTAATTTCGTCCGGTATCTCGAAAGGCGAGAGTCCTCCCAGTCGTGGATGGAACAAAGGAGCTTGGCAGTATGCTAGCTGGCTGACTGCTGACCTCGGTCACGAAGTGAACGCAGACCTGAACCTACTGCGCGCAGGAATCAAGACACGTCGCCAGATCGTCGAGAGCCAAGGCGGAGATTTCCGCGAAACCACCGAACAGCTTGCAAATGAAGTTGTTCAGATGCGTGACGTTAGCGCTTCTACCGGCGTTCCTATCGATCTATACATTCCCGATATGGTTAACGCCACATCGATGCTGGCAGCCACCGAAACCGAACCCACAGAACCGACACTCGGCGAGAAGCTTGGTGACAAGGGCGTCAGCAACGTGATCGACCTGCTCGAAGCAGTCGGCAACGGCATCATAGACCGAGAAAGTGCGATCCAAATGCTGGTGCAGACTCACGACATCCCACTGCAGAAAGCAGAGAAGATCGTCCCGAAACTTGACGCAAACCCTGAAAGTAATGACCAGCCGATCAGCAAAGAGGAAGAAGCGTAGGGCGAACCTTCGCCAGCGTTACAATAGCGCGGTAGAGGTGAAAGGTAAGATTGATTCTGGCCTTGCCATCGCTTCCGTCGCTGCTACTGGCGCTGCTCTCGTGTCGTCGAATCGAAGGCACCCCGGCTCAGTCCGCAGGTTGAAAGATCAGAAAGTGAGACTCGTTAAAACTGGACTCCAAAAGATTACGAAGTCGAGAGACTTTAGGCGCAAGATGGCCCTCCGCGTTGCAAAGCGACTCTTGAGATTCGCAGACGCGCAGACCGTGACCGAACTATCTGAAAAGCCTTCCACACCGCGCGAAATAGGAAAACAACTCACAACCAAACTAATCAACCGCAGAAAAAACCGGTAAACTATAAACACACACACGACAATGGACCACATCGAACTCAACGAAAAACTAGACGCGCTAATCGAATACAAATTCGCGGCGACTGATGAAGAAAAGCAGAAGAAGCAAAGCCTACTCAAGAAGATGGCCAAAGTGGCAGCAGTCGGCGCAGCCGGTGCAGCTGGCGTCGCAGCCGCCAAGAAAGCAGGACCACAGCGGATCGCTGCTCTGAAGAAGATTGCAGGACAGAAGATCGCAGCGTCTAAGAAGGTTGTGGGCGAGAAAGCAGCCGTGGCCAAGAAAGTCGGTGGCGAGAAGCTAGCCGAAGCTAAGAAAGTTGCTGGCGAGAAGCTTGGCGATGCTAAGAAAGTCGGTGGCGAGAAGGTGGCCGAAGCCAAGAAAGTCGCAAGCGAGAAGCTCGGCGATGCCAAGAAAGTCGGCGGCGAGAAGCTAGCCGAAGCTAAGAAAGTCGCAAGCGAGAAGCTCGGCGATGCCAAGAAAGTCGCAAGCGAGAAAGCTGGAGTTGCTAAAAAGAAGGTTTCCAAGAAAGCTGACGACTTCAAGAAAAAATATGGCTTTGAAGCAGGTCAAGAGCGCAGCATCAGTGAGTTGGTGGAGTTCGCTATCCGCTACAAAGGCAAAGAAGGCGACGAAACGTCCCAGAAGATTGCTGATCGCTTGAACGCGCGTGAAGAGGGTCGTAAAACTCTCAACTCAAAAGGCAACCTAGCAGCAGCAGCCGGAATCGGTGGTGCTACCGCAGCCGCAACAGATAGCCGCGTTGCCAAGCTTAAGAAGGTTGCAGGCAAGACTAAGCTGACAAAAGCCGGTAAAGTCACCGCAGCCGTTGCCGCAGCGTCTGCCGCTCAATTGCTCCGCAAGAAGAACCGCGAAGCATCCAAGGCAGCGAGCGACAAGCTGACCGAGCAGGATCTCAAGAGCTTGGTTAAAGAAGCTCGCCAGAAGAAGTCCGAAAAGAAGTAGACTTTACAAATTTTATGACCATCGAACCCCGCCGACTTCGCGCAGCTATTGCTGCAATGCTGAAGAGAAAGCAAGCCCGAAAAAACCCTAACTCTGGGGGAGTGACGGCGGGGCCGATGGGACATAAGTTAAAGCCGATTGCTGAGAAAACGCGCACGTTCTCCGCAAAGAGTGACCTCGCAAAAGCACTCGGCAACATGGCCAAGAATAAGAAGAAAGCCAAGAAAGAGAAAGTTGTGAAGTCGCCCGACGCGGTGGATCCAGTGACTCGTTGCCTTTCGGAAAAATTTTCAGAATTTATCGATGCACGAGAGCGCAATAGACAAGGGCAATTTGAGAAAGCTGGGACTGGCCCCATAACGCCAGAAAACTCCACAGCAGCCTACGGATCGACGCCTAAGAAGAAGAAGAAGAAGAAGAAGGCCAAGAAAGCCACCGAAATCGCTAGCCCTATCGTAAACCCAAACGATTGACCCCCGGTGAGGGGCATGACTCAACGCCCAAACACCGTCCGAATCCTATCGCGAGATTATAAAATAGAGTGGGTTGACTCTCTCGACATCCCAGAGCGCTATGGCTACTGCTACGCGCCAAGCCAAACCATCAAAGTCGCCAGCGACGAAGACATTGCCACCGACATAGTCGTAGACACAGTCATCCACGAAGCCCTACACGGGATCACGAGCATACTCGGGATAGAAGACGGTGCAACCGAAGAAGAGACGGTGAGCGCGATCGCCACAGGTCTGACGACGATCCTAAAAGATTCCCCTCAACTCATTGAGTGGTGCATCGAACAACTCGCAGACCGAAAAACGCCTAAAAACAAGTCGAAAACCGCCAAGATGAAATCATCTGATTGACGACGAGCCTATTAGTAATATGTCAACCTTATATAATTTAGAAGCAGCCCTATCGGCAGAGGGTCGGGTAGACCGTGAGAACGGCGTCATCAAGGGCGTGTCCGTGATCACTGGCGATCTGATCGCCCTCGGGCACAACCTGCACGTTGATTCCGTCTGTGTCGGTCAAATGCACGACGAAGCCTGCGGCATGAAGCAAGTTCCAGTCAAATTAAACCACGGCAGCGGTGCTGATGCGGTTGTTGGATATCTGGAAAACTTCCGCGTCGAAGGAAACCAACTGCGCGGTGATTTGCACTTGCTTAAATTCCACGACAAATTCGACCACTTGCTTGAAATGGCGGAGCGCATGCCTACAGGCATCGGACTATCTGCAGCGTTTCGCGGAACACCCGAGACTGTTGGAGATAAAACATACGCACGTGTTAAAAAGCTCGTAAGCGTGGACTGGGTCGCAAACCCTGCCGCAAACGTGAACGGACTATTTGAAGCCAAGGAAGTTGACAGCGACAACGAAGATATGGACAAACCAACCGAATTATCGGCGGTTCTCGAAGAACTCAAGAAAATCTCCGAGTTCAGCGCAGCCCAAGCCGACCAAATTGCTAAACTGGAAGAATTCCAGACCGAACTCCTTAAAGGCTTCGAAGAAGCTAACGAGGAAGTAAACGAAGAAGAAGACGTGACTGACGAAGTCGCAGCCGACGAAGTGTCTGCTGACGAAGTTTCTGAAGAATCATCTGACGAACTTACCGACGAAGAAGTTGAAGCTGTAGCCGATCTATTGGCTGACGTAGCTGGCGAAGAGTCTGCCGAGTTCGAGGCCAAGGTTGACGCTTTGGTTGAAGCAAGCGCAAACGAAGAGCCAAGCGACACGGAAGTTGAGTTTAACGCTAAGATTGAAGAACTCGAAGACGCCCTGGTGGCTTTCGGTGAGATCCTCGAAGAGCGTGACGCTGAGATTGAAGCCCTCAAGCATGGCGCATCCAACCTCGGTGACGCGCCCGCAAAGAGCGAAGTCGCAACTGAAGTTGTTGAAGCTTCTTCACAGTTTGAATCTCGCGTTCAAAGCTTGATGGGTGAGAAAGAGATGAACTTTTCTGACGCATCCGAGAAGGTTGTGAACGACGAGCCTGAGCTATACCGCGAGTATCTCAAAGGTATCGGCGCTCTGTAATTAACCAAAACAAATCCAACACAACAAACAAACAAACAAACACATGCAAGATTCAAACGTAATCTCTCTTCCAGTCGCTTCCGCAACCGGTGCAATCGCAGCCAACCTTCGCGTTGGTATCGACAGCAACGGCGAAGCTGTCCTGGCTTCTAACAACAGCGACTTTCTCGGAACGTTGCTTCAAGACGTTGATGGGACCGTTGCTGCTGATGGTAGCCATGGCCGCAACATCGCTGGTATCCAGCTTAAAGGTTCTGGCATCCATTACGCCACCGCTTCCGGTGTTATCGCAGTGGGCGCTAAAGTGGACCCCGACACTAACGGCAAAGTCGTCTCAACTGTAGACGGTAGCGCTGCCGTGGGAACCGCTCTCGAAGCTGCTGCTTCTGACGGCGACATCATCCGCGTGGTCTTCAACTAATCCCGACACAAACAAACCAAACAACACTTAAACTACTAAAATCAAATGGCATACACAAGCAGCGGCGACGTATCTCGCCCAGAAATCTCCCAGTTTCTCGAAGAATCAGCAAAAGCTGATGAGTTCTTCGTAGCTTCGAAGATTCTCCCAACCCAGACAGTGAACAGCCGCGCAGGCCGTTTCCCTCGTATCAAGCGCGACAAAGGTCAGCTCCTTAAGCACGGTTCGACTTTGCGTGCTCCAAGTGGCGGATATCCTGAAATCGCCCGTGCTACTGAGTGGGATACATATCAGTGCGACGAGCGCGGTGCAGAAGAGCGCATCGACGACGTGGCAGTTGAGGAAATGTCTTCCTTCTACAGCGCAGAGCGTATCACCAGCAAGTTGCTGATGCGGTATTTGATGCTTGACTATGAGAAGCGCGTGGCTGACACCGTCTTCGATAGCAGCACCTTCAACACGACTGCCATGGGCACCGCGTTGACTGAAGCTAACCTAGCTACTGTTGATTTTGCTAAAGATCTCCTCGAAGCTATTGAGCGCATGCAGCGTAAAGCTGAAGTTCCAAACACCTTGGTGATGAGCCAAACTGTATGGAACCGCATCCGTCGCACGACTGCTCTCCAGACGTTCTTGTTTGGTAACAACATCGGCAACGGCTACCGTTTGGTTGGTCCTTCCGACATTGGCAGCGCTTTCGGTGTTCCTAACGTGGTAATCGCCGGTGCAACTCACGACAGTGCAAACAAAGGTCAAAGCCCTGTCTTAACTCCAGTATGGTCGAACGACTACGTTGGTTTGTTGAACGTGCAAGGTGGCGACTTCAGCAGCGGCGGCGTTGGCCGGACGTTGGTATGGGGTGCAGACAGCCCTGGCGGTTTGTTCACTTCCGAGTCCCGCCGTGACGACGCTCGTCGTAGCGACGTGATGCGCGTCAGAACCAACAGCGTTGAGAAGATCCTCGACGACGGTTCTGCTGAACTGATCGAAACTAACTTCGCTTAATACCGCGAAAACAATCAAACCCCTCACCGGACTCGAACCGGTGAGGGGTTTTTCTTTTGACACACAGTGATAAATATGTTCAGGGCAGATCGAGAGAATTCTAGACTATACAAGAAAGCGGAGAAAGCCGAAAAGCGCGAAGAGAAAGCGAAAGGTCGTCTGCAAGGCGTGATGACGATACTCGTGGGAATGGGTCTCGTGAACTCACGTAAAGCTCTCAACAAGCTTCTGAAATTTGAAGACTCTGACTTACCTAAAGACCTGCTTGACGATGTTGATGAACTACTCAACTTCGAGGAATCAGATTTCAGGAAGAAACTCCGATTGCGTAAAGAGATCGTGACCAGGACAGCCAAAGCAGCTACCAGCAAGCGAAACGTAGGCTCTACAGCCGGTCTCGTGGCGTCTGGCGCAGTTTTGAAAGCAGCGGCAGAGAAACTATCCAAGGGTAAGAAGAAGCTGGGGAAAGCTGGCCTAGCAGCGTCTGCAGCGATCGCAGCCGGTTCAGTCATCGCGGGGGCGGGCGGGAAAGCTAATCAGACCAACAAGCAGCAGATTCTAAACAAGAAACTAGAACTGAAGAAGATGAAAGAAAGCAAGGGCAAGTCGAAAGACAAGACAGAAGACGAAAAGCCCGAAGAATTCTCCGCATACAGCAGGGATTCTAAGCGCGATAAGCGTAAAAAGAAGCTGCGCAAGTTGATCGCTGAACACGGTCAATCGGAGACAACATTCAGCAAAGGCCAATCATGAGTATTTTCGACGATTGTTTCTTGGACGACGTTGAAGCTGCGGAGGCTTTGATGTCGGAGATCTTAGACATAGGCGGCGTATCCGTCCCCGGTATCGTAAGCCCAATCGAGAGCACGAACTCAGCTACTCCCGGCGGGAAGCGGGTTGAGGATCGCTACGAAATTCACATCAGTGAAGCCGTTCACGCGCTGGCCGCACCGATCAAAGGGACGAAAGTAATCGCAGGATCAATCACGACACGAGTCACCTCAGTAGTATCGATGGGTGGGGCGGGATACCGGCTAGAAACATCTGCCGAGAATCCTCGTGGCAGCGACTTCTTCTAGGATGAAGATC